AAGCTATTATCACCTAATGTTACTGCACTTAGTGATTGGACACCTATTGTCAATGCATTTAAATAAGTGAATGCCTTTGCCCCTGCTGCTACACAAAAAACAATAGCAATATTCATCGATGTTATACTTCCAGGAGTAACGCCATTTCCTGTAGGGAAAAGAAATGTATTCTCTGCATTAACTTGGCAACCTGTAGGGAAAACCAAATCCGACTCAGTAAATTGACCAGCACCAACAATTTGAATTAAACTAAAATCTGCTGCGTCAGATCCAGGCGGGGGCACTAATGCATTAACCTTAGCTATTGCTGTTGAAATGTTTAATAACGCTGTCTCTGGCCCTTGGCCATCTTGACTATCGTTACCAGTAGGTGATACAATGAATGTGCGTGAGTTTGGGGCTATGTTTGTTTTAAATGCCATTTATTTTATCCTCCAACCCACACCGACATCCCGCACTAAAATAATCGCTTGATCAGTAGTAAGTACGGTAGTTAAATCGCCATTAATAGTTTCAGATTCAAAAGCATCTATTGTAATGGTTCCAGTTACACACATAATGGATAAATCTTTTGTGGACAATGCTTCCGAGAACAAATCAATTGTAAATGTTCCACCCCGCACTATAAGATCATCGTCTGAAGGTAGAGCCGTGTACGCCCCTGTTACTGGGGTAACTTTGGTTAATAATGAAATTGTAAATATTCCACCGGCATCCGTTATTTTGATCGGGGAAATGCCAACTATATCTTTTACGGTTGCTTCCGCACTTCCAAAGCCCACACCAGGGTTTTTAACCGAACCAGACGGGAATTTTAGTGGTAAAGTAGTCTTAGTACCATCGGAAAACGTAAATACTATATTTCGGGAGAATATTGCAACATCGACAACAGAAACGCCATCCCTACCTTTTTTACCAGGATCACCCTTATCACCATCTTTGCCAGGCTCGCCCTTGGCGTCGACCCCATCTTTGGCGACTGGTAAATCCATTGCTTGAGAAAATTTCCCATCACTAAACTCAAACTTGAATGATTTATCGTCTATTTGGTGGGCGTCGACTATACTGATACCATTGTCGCCTGGATCACCTTTTTCACCATCTTTGGCTTTAGGTATTCTATTGAATCTGCTTTTCCTGCGGTGACTTAGATCAATTATCAGCGGGGTAAGTTCATAGCTCACGAAGTATCCCCTTCGCGTCTATCTCAACATTCGTCAGGCGTCCATCATGCCCTTTTAATGTGTATAAACCGGAAGGATGATTGCTAATCTGCATATAATGTTTAATTAGATCATTGGCCATTAGCATGGCTTTTTCATCTTCCCAGTTTACAGCACGATACTCAATCCATTTAGCGAAATAGTCTTTAGGCATGGCCATATCTAATTTTGTTAGGTATGGCTCAATAGTTTCAACATAATTTTCCACTATCTTTTTGGTAAAACGTTTTTGTTGCTCTTTATTCTTAGATTCATCAAATTTATCACCAAGCTTTTTGATCATAGCTTCGTGGTCTTCATAATGCTTGATTTCCCGATTGATAACGATCTGTAAAGCGCTTTTAAGCAGATATTGTAGTCCAGACCCTAATACGTCTTGGGTAATGTCTAATTTATTGCCAGTGTTCTCTTTTTTGTGCTTCTCATGACCAGTGTTTTCGTCTTTATGACCAGTGTTTTCGTCTTTATGGCCAGTATTATCGTCGTCATCATCATGATCAGTATTATCGTCGTCATGGCCTGTATTTTCGTCTTCTACTTCATCCGGTGCATCTAATTGTTTTTGTCTTTCTTCAAGCTCGATACGTTTAAGAGCTAAATCAGCTTCGATTTCTTCAACAGACTGGACGTTTTCACTCATATAGTATTTATCGCCCTCTGGATGCACTGGCAATCCGAAGTCGCGGGCGCCCATATTTGGTGTGGCTACACCTGAATCAATAAGATCACTCCAAAATTTAGCCCGAGTTTCACTGTCAGTCATGGTCAATTCTTTAGTATCGTACTCAACAAGGATATTAGGATCAAAGAATAAGAATTTGCGATAGATATTATTGACAATACGATTCATCCATGGACTAAGCGTTTCATTTAAGTACTTTAAGTTCTCTTGCTCAATGTTATTAAGCGTAGCTGAATCGTTAATACCTAATTTGTGACCAGGTATACGGAACCATCGAGCAACTTCCATAATTTGAAATTTGCGAGTTTCCAGTAATTCTGCATCGGTAGCTTTAATGCCATACGGCTTATATTTAAGTCCATCATCCAGGATAGCCGTTTTATTGATATTCTGTATTCCCCCATACGTTGCACTCCACTCTTTAGCCATACCCTCTCTATGGTCAGGCTCCATCTTAACGTCTGTTTCCAGAGTACCGCCAAGATTCATACCATTAGAGAACATATTGGATTGAAGGGTTTGCGTGGCGAGGGTAATACCAAAAGACTCCCGACCAAAATTAACTATTGGCCAGCCAGTATCTTCATCACCGATCCCACGTAAATGAAACATTTCCATATCTGAGAATTCATCGGGTTCGCCATCGGACATATCATCGGCAATATTCTTAAATACTCGGTAAGTAATTTCGCCACGGCGTTTCTTTAAAGAAACTCGGGTAGGTTTAATTAATTGAAGCGATCTAAGATTACCTTCGTCGTCCATATCGATTAATGCGTAACCGTTCCCCCATACCAACGTCCACACGATAATAACTTCCCAAAATTCTTGAGCGGTGCTTTTTCCATCGGGTGACAGGCTAATAACGCTATAAAGAGGATGCTGACGATTAATTTTTATTTTATTCTCTTGGGCGTCCAAAGTATAGATATTTAACGGTAATTTGGCAATATCCTCCGCGATCATACGGGCGGCACCAAAGAATGCACTAATTGCTAAAGCTTCAAAACCATTGATTAAATTGCCAGATTTGGTTGCTTCTCGGCGATAAGAGTAGTTTAATATGTCAAAACTACCACCGGTGCCACCTCCCCAACCAATCTCAGAAGTCCAGGTTATAGCATCATTTGTTTGCTCGAATAATAAGTCAAATCCATTGCGGATGGTATCAATAAAGCCTGGGACTGCTGGAACTGCCATTAGATTTCCTTTGGATGGCGATTTAAGTATACCTTAAAGCACTAAAGTATCGATATCCGTACTAATTGCAAATAATAATTTGTCTTAGCAAATGTCATCCTGTGTATTATAATTAGAAATAGCTTCCGCTTTCCTCGAAGCGATCCACATAGGCATTTGTTTCTTCCTCTTCCCCGACTAATCTGCGACAACGAGCGAACGACCAAGCATCCGCACCATCAATTTTCTTTATACGAGCATCGATACCTTTGAATTTCACAAAAAGGTAATCGTTATTGTTACCCTCTTTTATGGATGTGTTACTTAATTGCCAGGCAAAACAGCTATTCCCGTTATGCTGAAGGTTCCCAGCCTCCACACTACTGATCGTATTCTTGATTGGCTCGGATAGATTACTGAAATTAGGTGTAATGGTAAAACAATTCCAACAATTCTTTTTATCTGCCTCAAGAGTTTTAATAATCTCGCGACTGGCATTATTATCAAAGCCAACATCGATGATAGTGAAATGAGACATGATAGTATTCATATCGTCGGCAACAGCATCGAAATCAATTTCCTTATCACCGTTCTGGCGTAACCATGTGCCATGATCACGTTTATACTGGTCAATCTCAGGATGTTTCTTACCTATCCAGTTAAAACACAAGACATAGTTGAAATCGGGGAAGTCCAGCACGAATGCAGATAAATCCCATTTGTATGCAGCATCAAACCCGCCATAACACTTGGCACCTTTTAGGAACGATGGTACTTGCTGACCGAGTAGCTTGAATGTTTCCTTCGGGTCTTCAGGCATTGATAAGCATTTTTCCCAGCAAGCCATGTCGTAAGCAGCAGACTCGGCCTTGGTACAAATGTTTAGATGTAATCTTTTAAATGCATTCTGATAGATGGCCTCGTTTTTTGCCACATTAAACTCACGCTGCATAACGTGGATCTTTTTTATGGGGCCAAGCATAGGATTTACCCGATACCATACCTTTGGGTCTGTCCAATCATCCCCGAACTCTACCGGATCAGCAAAATACAATATTGGCAAAAATTGTACATCATGGTTAGGATCATCGCAAACTTTACGAGCATAAATAAATTTTTTATTACAAAAGCTTGTTCTCGCATGATCAGCAGTAGTGATACAAATAATTAATGGCTGGTCACGGACACCCATACCCGTTTGAAGAACATCGAACATATCCTGGTTAGCCCACGTATGTATTTCATCGCACAAAGCATAATGAGGATTCTTACCATGCGCACCACCTTCATCACTTGATAAGGCTCGGTACACGCTGGTATGATTCTCAGCGGTAACACCTTGGATATTTTTAGAACCTGCAATGTCGTAAAACTTACTAAGCCACCCATTTGCACATAGATCGGGCATATCGGTATCATTACGGATGGTACCTACAAATGCTTCCTGAATAAGTTTAGCCTGGTCTTTACTTTTGGCCACACTGTATATCTCGGGCGCACCTTCACCATCGAGGATCATCCCTATGTGACAAAGCACACTAATATCGAAGGTCTTGGAATTTTTACGGGGAACATAGCGAAAGCATTCAAAATAACGGCGCAGACCAGTTTCGATGCTTTTCCATCCGTATAGGTTACGAAAAAATTTCCGTTGCGATTCGTGCAGCGGAAATTTTTTGAAGCGGTGAGGTTTAACGTGGGTAATACAATTCTCAATAAAGTCGCAAACTAAATCGGCTGTCTGAAAACAAAAGTAATATTCATCCTCTGTATCAATATCAGCAGCGTCATACATAGCTTTCTTCGTTTTGGGATTAATCATCCCTAATTTGAATTCGCCTTTTTTTTTGGCCTGTTTGTACCTGCGCTCATATCCTGGGTATGTCCAGGGTTCAGTCACATGAAAGTCCCTCAAAGAGGGCATTCTAGGTTTACTTGCCAATAGGTTGTCTCACTGAACTAAAATGTATTTTATCCATTACTTTTACTATTACTAACCAACGACACTGAGATAATTTGGTGCAATATGCACCCGCTGGCTCGATCCATATACCTGTGGTCGATAAGCGCTTGTACATCCTCTCAATCTCGTATTCGTTAATTATTTCCACGATGGGTTAATCCATACCCTGCAATTCATCATTGGCAGAAATTTGTGCTTCCTCGGCCAATTGCAATTCTTCCTCTGTGATTACTTCGCCACGCTCTGCCCGATCAAATAAATCTTTGATCTCCATGCCGATTTCAGCAGACTCGCGTACAAAATTAAATAACAAGATCAATGTTGCTGGATCAACTGGCATTATTCATTCTCCTTGGTTAGCAGGGTGGTTAGTAGATCCATGTTCTTATTTATGATATCACCGAGGTCAGGACGCGACTTACCTGCTTTTATCGCATCATGCCACAATGTTAGGTTTTTTGATATCGATGCACTGATCAGCTTTGCATGGGCAAAATCCTTATCGGATAATTTTTTAGCCTTGCGAAGGGCAATCACCTGTTTAACCACAGAAGTGTAAACTGTCTGCACTGCTTTCAGATTTGCACGTTCATCTTCAAATGTTGTTTGGCAACTCGACAGAAGCATTAAAATCAATGCAACCCAAATAATTCTTAACTTATTCATTTCTTCTCCATTATCTTTTTAGTTCTGTTTTTAATCCACGATAATAACAAGCCCAACATATCCAGCCATTTACCGTTTTATAGGTTGTGTACTTGTGGTACTGCGTTCTATCGCAACATTTAAGTTTCTTCTTACTCATAGACATGTATCCCCAACATTGCTGATTGTTTCTTCTCTTTTAAGAATAGGCAATCAAGGCATTTATGGCTGCATTCATCATAACAATCTAAAGGGTGAACCTTTAGACATGACCGACATTCAAAGAATACTT